GGGGATCATGGCTGATGATATCCAAAACACCCGCGCCTTTGGCAGTGAAGACGAACTCGAAGATCTGGACGCATTGATCAGCGAGAAGCACGAAGATCACCGCTTAAGCCTGGATGCCACTATCGAGTTTCACCGCTTTGGTGCGCTGTTCGGTAAAATCATTGGCGCTAAAGGTACTGTGATCGAAGACCTTTACGCTAAGTTTGGTATTCCTGTGAATAAAAATGTCTATCACGACATCGACTTCACTAAGCCTATTAAAACCCAGTTGCTAGGGGTGAAGCGTGAGTCTGAAACTAATCAAAAGGGCATTAAAGGCAAGCGTTACCGCGGCCTGTGTACCCCGGCTTTCTTTGATTCATTGATGGAAGATGAAAGCTTTGTTAAGGCGTTTGAGCGTTTTAACAATGGCGCGGCGTTACGTGATGATGTCCGTTCAGGTGTGTTCTGGCAGGGCGTTTACTGGGAAGAATGCGATCAGCAAGTGCAAGATGCCAAGTTTATGAAAGACGGTGAAGCGGTTGTCTTCCCTGAAGATAAGCCAGGCTTGTTCTTAACTCGTTTTGCCCCTGCTAACTATAACGAAACCGTTAATACTGTTGGTTTGCCTTACTACTCGAAAGCCGAGCCTAAGCGCATGGGTAAAGGTGTGGACATTGAATCACAGTCAAACGTGATTAACGTCTGTACTAGCCCGTTAGCGGTTCGTCGTTTACGTATTAAAGCGGCGTAATGCGTGACCCGTTCAAGCGGGCCAGCCGTCGGATAGTTCGGCGGCTGGGAAAGCCTGTGGTTATCACCACGGCCAATGGCGTTCGCATCGACAATATCAAAGGGGTGTATAGCGCCCCTGAAGAAGATGCACTCGTTAAAGGTCGCAAAGGTGGTTTGGCACTGAAAACGCGGTCCGCGACATTAACTGTCTGTGATGATGATATCGATTGTCGGCAATTGTCGACCGATTGGCGGATCATCGTGCCTCATGTCAACCGGGAGTTTTTCCCGGCTGAACATCTTAATGATGGTGACGGTTGCACGGTGATCTATTTAGCTGATGCCTTGACCCCGTCGCCCGATATGGACGAACAAGGCAATGAGTCAAAGTGGCGTTGATGTCAAAATTAACTTTGCCCGTGAATTGCAACAGGCTAGCGCCGCGTTGCAATCGACCCCTAAGCAACTTGAGTTAGCGGGCCAGCGAGCAATTAGAAAAACAATGCGTTGGTTACAGACCCGCATTGCGCGTGAACTGTCCCAAACCTTGGGCTTTGCTCAAAAACTATTAAAACCCCGCTTAGTCATGAAAACCGTTGGTAAAGGTGCGGATCAGGTCACGATATTGTGGCTTGGCACTGCGCCTATGTTGGCTGAAAAAGTCGGCAGACCAAGACAGACTAAAGCGGGGGTTTCTTTAGGTAAGCGTCGTTATGAAGGGGCGTTCGTGGCGGATATGTACGGCTATGATAGTGCTGTTTGGATCCGGGCCAGTCGCAATAATGGCCAATACGACACAACGTCTAAACAACGCAAGCCGAACCCTAACGCGATTTCAAAGAAGATGCGCGGCCGTTTCCCAGTTCAACACATTGCGGTTGATATGGGGGATCATGCGGCTGAAGTCTTTAAACGATTTGAAGCTAGGATCCCTGATGAATTTAGAAAAATCCTAGGCCAAGAACTTAATTATGTGGTGAATCATGAGCGATAACCCAACGTCACTAACAGACTTTACCCCGTTACATGAAACCATGATAACCGCGCTAAAAGCGAAAATGGGTTACATAAAAACGGTTGAAGCCTACGACCCCACCACAGAGAGTGACGGCGGGCAGCATAGCTTAGTAAAAACCCCCGCGGTGTTAATTGAGCTAGCCGAACTTAGACCAGGTAAACCCCTTGGGGATGGTCGCCAAGCGTTTAGTTGCGAGTTTATTTTTCACTGTATTTTGTCAACAGCCACTAAGAATGTGGAATTAGAGATCCGCAACTATGCGGCCGCAGTCGCTAGGGTGGTTTATAAAAACCGCTGGGGCTTTCCTAATGCCGCCGAATTGCCGGACGATATCGGCGCTTATCCTGGTGTGTTTAAACCCGGTGATAAGGGCTTTGAATCTTGGGTGGTGTCGTTTCGCCAGAATGTGTTTTTAGGTGATGTCGACGTTAATCAAGAATCGATCCCGACGGACGTGTTTTATAGCATGACGCCTGACATTGGCGCAGCACATAAAGACGATTACACAAAAGGCCAAGTATGACCGACATATTCGACTTATCCGACCGCATAGAAGCCCTTGAACGTGCTGTGGCTGAAATGGTAGTTCGTGGTGTGATAAGCGAAGCCGACCCCGCCCGCGGTCAATATGGCATGGTCAGGGTGACGTATGGCAGCGTAGACAAACCCATGATAACCGCCTGGCTACCCGTTAAACCTATTCGGGCGGGTAAGGCGGTGGTGTGGTGGTTTCCTGAAGTCGGCGAGGGCGTGACGGTAATATCACCCGGCGATCTGAGAATGGGTGAAGTTTTTCCCGGCAGTTTTCACGCCAAGCGCCCCGCGCCCAGTAATGACCCTAATGTGTTCCTGGTGCAGTTTGGCGACGGCTCAAGTGTTGAGCATAACCGCGAACAGCACACGCTAAAAATTGTCAACGTGGGCGACATCGATGTCACCACGCCAGAGCAAATAAAAATGACCGCCAGTAAAGGTTTTGTGATGATCGGGAATATTGAGCATCAAGGCGATACGCACACCACGGGCAACATTGCCGCCGATAAAGATATCAGCGATAAGACCCGCAGCATGGCGGCGGACCGCGGCATTTATAACGGCCACGATCACCCACACGGCACACCGAATACCAGCAAGCCAAATCAACAACAGTAATTCTTTATTTAACGAATTAACGAAGCCTTAACCAAGTAATCAACAAGGTCGACAATGAAAACAGGCACTGATCGAGAATCGGGGCGGGTGATTAGTGGGGTCCCGTATTTACGCCAGCGTTTAGCTGATGTGATAAATACCCCGCTTGGGTCATTGGTCGCCCGGCGTGAGTTTGGTTCGAGAATGTACGAAATGACCGACCGCAATATCGACCGCCGCTTCTATATGGATGCGTATGTCAGATTAACCGAAGCGGTCAACAATCCGGCCAATGGCTTAGATGATTTTAAACTAGACGAAATGACCGTTTCCCCCACGGGTGATGGTCGGGTCGAGATTGGCTTAACCGGGACATATTTGTCCAACGGAAAGCCGGTCACAATAGGAGGAATTATTTTCGATGTCTGAAGGTATCAATTTAGCCCTTCTGCCGCCGCTTGATGTGGTGCAGCAAGTCGAACTTGAAGCTATTATCGCCGATATAGCCAGCCGCGCCGCGTTAGAGAATGCCAGCCCGTCGGATCCGGCTTATCGGGTGGCGTTAGCCGCGGCCTACCGCGAAATGATGTTACGCCAAAACGCTAACGAAATGTGTTTAGGCGTCATGCTGGCATTTGCCAGAGGACCACAGTTAGATCATATCGGGGTGACATATTATCGTCACCCCGACGGGACCCCAGTTACCCGTCTTGCAGACGAACAAGACGAAGCTTTTCGTTTTCGCTTGCAGCATTCGCCAGAGGGGTTATCTGTCGCGGGTCCCGATGGGGCGTATTTATTCCATGCCTTAAGCGCCCACAAAGACGTGAAAGGGGCCGCAGCATTTGGGCCGCATTCACTGACTAACCCGACCGCCCCCGGCTTTGTTGATATGTATGTATTAAGCCGCCAAGGCGACGGTGTGCCGTCAAATGGGTTGTTAACGGCGGTTGATGCGTACTTATGGCCCAAGCGCCCTATGACCGACAAGTTCACGGCCAAAGCCGCGACCGTGTCACATTATGGCGTGGTGGCTGAACTCTTTATGAAGCAAGGCCCCGACCCTGAAACGGTTCGGGCGGTCGCCCAGCAACGCGCCCAAACCTATGTTAACGAACAGCACAAGTTAGGCGGGCGAATTGTTGAGTCAAACTTACACTGGGCGCTAACGGTTGAAGGGGTTATCGAGGTGCGGTTAATTGGCTGGCAAGATGTGACATGCCAAGCCAGTGAAGCGCCGTTCTGTGACAGCTTGGCCGTGTCGATTGGGGGCTATCTATGACCGATAAAGCTAGCCTGTTACCTGGTAACTTAAGCGACCTTGAGCGCGACCTTGATGTCGCCATAGCCCGCATTGAAGACATTAACATTCCGATTAGTGAACTATGGGACCCGTGGCATTGTCCGCTTGATGCCTTGCCGTTTTTAGCCTGGGCGTTATCGGTTGATCAGTGGCGTA